TTTTTGCGTTCCAGATTCTGGATGCTGCGTTGCAATGCGTCGATGTCAGCTGATGACGGTGCTGCTGGCGGTGTGGGCGGCGTTGCTACAGGCGCCGCAGGCTGCTCTGTAGTGGGCTGTGTGTTTTCTTCAGACATTGATAACCCGCAGGGTTAAGTGCAATCCATGCTAACAATAACGATCACCACTTAACCTTTGCACTCCACCAAGCTGCACTGAGCTTCCCCTTGCGGATGTTTGCTGCGTGCCTGGCCTTGAATGCACGCCGCCTGGCTGCATCAGCCCTGGATTCATCTTTGCGTGGTGGGCTGCCGCTGACGCCTTGCTGCCCAAACCGGATCAGCTTTACGGTGTCGCCTTCTTTAGCGAGCACCGCATGGGATTTTGTTGGATGATTGGGCGTCCGCTTTGGTTTGTTGTAGCCAGCGAACCGCTCACCGCGATAGTCGATCATCGGCCTTTCCTCGGCGCTGGCCGCAACTGCGATCGTGTTTTGATCACAGCGTTACCGGTGGATTCAGATTTGATCCGCACGATCGGGTCATCATCGCTGCCGACACGCGTTACGGTGCCACCTGTCGGTGACTTGATTGTCGCGCGTTTGCCGCCGATGCTGGTCACAGTGCCATAGGTGCGCTTGCCTTGATAGGTCCAGCTGACTCGATCGCCGCGTTTCACTTCTTCTTCCTCCGTTTACTTGTCATCCCGGCCTGTGAGTAAGCAATAGCAGCCGCCTGCTGCCGGCTGTAACCTTCTTTGATTAGCTTACGGATGTTTTGCGAAATCGTTAGCTGAGATTTACCCTTTCGGAGTGGCACCGTAACGTCTCCGCAGCTGCTCCAATGTTAGCTCCCGGCCATCCTCGCGGACGAGTTTTGCCATCGCATCACGGGCGCCGTGCTTACGTGCCAGCATCCTGAAGTATGGCGCCTTGCTTCCTAGCACTTCCTGCTGACGTGCTGTGCCTTGATCTAGCAACCACTGGCCGTAACTGGTATCAGAATCAACCATGCCGCCTTTGGCTGCGCGTTTACCGGGCCGCGGCGGATCAAATCCAAGCCCTTCGTAATCAATGACAGGGACTGTCGTTGAGCGGCATGAAAAATGAAGCGGCGGTGTTGGACCTTTACCGTATTCAAACTCACGGCCATCATTAGCGCGGCAGATTGCAGTTGTGCGGCTGTCAAGTGTTGCGACGTATCTGTACTTTTTGGTGATGTCTTGATTGGCTTCATACACCTGCTGACTGGCAGCATTTGCCACTTGGTTGACACTTGTGCGGACGATGCTGGTCACCTGATGGCCTGCCATTTTGGTTGCTTCGCCGCCAGATAGTGCAAGCTGTTTGATGGTCTTCGCTTCCTCGCCGAACTCCAACGTGCCACGCAACCTGCGTGATAGCTCTTGCGTTGTCTCACCTGTCAGCAATGCCTGCCTGACGCCGCTACTGAACCGCTCCGCTTGCGATTCCGCTAGGCCACGAAATGACTTCTCCACAACGCGGCCATTCGGCAGTGTGATCATTGCGCCCTTAGGTGCGGTCAGACTGAATGTCTGCGGTGCGCCTTCAACTGCAGCGAATAGGTCATCACTCAGCGCTACGACATTGATCTGCGTCGGGTCAGTGGTGACAACTGACTGCGCAAATTGCGGGCTGATCTCAACGGTGCGGACCATATTGCGCGCACCTTCAGGCAATGCCAGCCGTAGCTGCTCCTCAACAAATTCAGATTGCAACTCTGCTAAGCCTTGCAGTTCGAGTGCGGTGATCTCCGTTGCATCACCCGCCCAGGTCGCAAGGCTTTCTTTTAGCTGCGCCAAGATCGCACGCAACCGTGCGGCTTTGACAGGTGCTGTTGCTTCATTGATCGTTTGCAGCTGGTTCACTGCATCGATGATGATGTCGTTGTAAATGTTGATGATGCGCCTGGCGACGCTGTTGCTGTATTGGTTCAGATCGATCGCGTTACGAAAGATCGCATCAACATTCGGCGGGATCGTCACTGCTCTACGTGGATACCAATATCGTTCGGGTCGTATTGCGTTTGTACGTCAACTTCTGCACCTTCTTCCAGTGCGCACATCAGCATTTCGTTGAAGTCATCGTAAGCGGCTTCGGATTCGTAAACAGTAACCTCTTCAACTTTGTTATCCCATGATGCGCGCAATATGGCGAACACTTCCTCGGGCAGGTTATGGCAATACACCGTCACTGGTCCTATGGGTTGCTGTTCATCCGTTGGGATGAACCACGATGCTGCCCATAGCAATGCGTTGATCATGGTTGCGTTGCTTCAAGTTCAGCTTCGATGTCAAAGTCATCACCAAGCACTTCACCTTCAGATAGTCGGGTTAGGAATGTTTCTTGCGTGATGGTGCCTGCGGTGTAAACCTGCAGCAATGCCAGCACATCTTGTGGCTCTAACCTAGTGCCAAGGAAATCGCGGTTCACGTAACAACTGCCGGCCTGTTCTGGTGTGCTGAGAAACTCAGCATGAAACTGCAGGCAGTTATCAATCATGTCCTGCACATTTTGCGCAATCACCATCATCGTGCTGTCACCTTGACTGCGATCGATGCGTTTTGCCTCAGCGGTTTCGGCGCTTAACTTCTGACCAAGCACTGCCGCAAGGCCCAGCTCATTGATCTGCGATGCGAGCTGATCGAGCCGCTTGAACTGATAATCAAAGCTCTTGCCGCCGGGTTCGATGTACTCCGCGCGGCCTTCCGCTGGAAACGCGATGGCTTCACCCGGTCCGGCGGATACCTCCTCAGCACTGGATGGGAAGCCGTAAAACGCCAGCATCGGCACCGCTGAGATGTGCAGCTGATTGTCGAGATCAGATTGCACTTGATAGGTTTTCAGGTTCAGCTCTGCGATGTCTTGCAGCGGTGGCCGTGATTCCATGTAACCAACACGATCGGAATAGGCAACCGAGAACGGGATGCGGTCGAGTGTTGTTGTGCCTTCGTCGTAAATCTTAAAATCACCGGTGTCATCATCTTTACGATGCAGCTCATACGCACCAGGCGTCAGCACCCGCACTTGCTCAACTGCTTTCTCGCCGTAATCACCATCGGGTTCTGTGATCACTTCCCGCAACCGCAGCTGCGTTAGTTTCTGTACGCCATCTTGCAGTTCGGTGCGCCATCCGAGGATGTCTCTAGGTGAATATGCAATCCAGTACGGCCTGCCGCCATCTTGCGGTGCATCAACCAGCACACCGACGTGCCCGTAGCGGATCATCGTGCGCGCGGTTTCGTAGCACCAGCAGTTCAGATCATTGCCCTGCAGGTCAACATCAAACAGCTGCTCGCGGATCGTGTCGCCGGTGTCATTGAGCCTGACGGGCTTCCGCGTCAGCATCCCGGCCAGCATCCGCTCGATGCGGACGAGATACGGCGGGCAGGTTGAGCGCGCGAGGCGAGCATCGTAGGACTCATCAATCTCGCGCGGCTCCTGCGGAAGATAGGTGCGGTGCCTCTTGCGCATCGCAGTGGTGCCTTTGGCGAGGTCCTCGATCAACACCCAGGCCGGCTCCATCGCGTGCCACGCGATGCATGGGTCGTCAACTTTGGTGACCGCGCGTTTGGCGATTGGCCGGTCGTAGTGTTTAAAGCCGGAGTACATCTGCGACGCTGCGTTGATTGCAGTCTAAAGCCACAAAAAAACCAGGGCCTGAGCCCTGGCTGATGAGTAGCAGGAATCCTAGAGGCTCGCGCGCCTTACCCAGGTTGATCACCCAGCTGCTGACTGGGACGCCTAACCGTTACAAATGGCTTGGTCAGCTTAGCTTTAGCTGCGCAGCTTTGCGAGCAATTCAGCCGTGGATTCCGCCAGTTTGCAGTAGCTGGTGCCTTCATCAGTGGAGACGATATGCGGGCACGTTGACTCAGGCTGGTGTTGGTCGATCCAGTCACCAAGCCCTGCAAGCAATGCCGACCACTCGCCCCAGCTCAGGTTGATCGACTGCTCACCACGACTGAGGCAAAGGTCGAAGCCTTCGGCATTGCTCCATTGGGTGACTTCCAGGAAGGAGTCAATTTCGGCTGAGTGGTCATGGTCGCGCAGCTCGACAAGGCGACTTGTGCGTTGTGATTCTTTCATTGGAGGTACTCGTGTTGGTGTGCTTGCCACCGCAGCAAATTAGGGATCATTGCAGGCGACATGCCGATTCGGCCGAGGGTGTCCTCAAACCAATCGGCAGCGGTGTCGATTATCGCCTGCGCTGCTTCGGTGTCGGTGGATCCCTGCGCTTTGCAGTGTTCGAGCTGTTTGCTGAGCAGTGTTAGAAGATGGGATTCGTTGCTCATCGCTCAGACTCCTGTTGGAGGAGTTGCGACCAGAACCAGCCTCCGTAACGTGCCCGCTCCCGCAACCAAGCCGCTACCTCGCGGATGGCAGCGCGGGCTTCTGGCTTCCAGTTGATCGGCCCGTCGCTGTCCCCGGTGATCGCTGCAGCCACCCGCTCCACCAGCGAACTATCTGGTTTCGCCGGATGGTTGGATTTGGCGGGCTGCGCAACCTCCAGGACTTCAAAGGTGCCAGGATTGGCGAGCAGTTTGAGTATTTTCTCCCGCTCAGCGTCGCTCAGATGCGACAGGTCGATGCTGCCGCTTTTGGAAGCCTCCAGCGCCTTGATCCTGTCACGCAGTTCAAGAATGGTGGAGTAGGCCACCCCACCAGATGCTAGGGCTTCGACTGAGGCCCACTCGTCAGCCGTTGCGCGGTGTTGCTGTTCAGCCATAAATCTTCTCCTTGAGTTGTGTAATGGTTCCGTCATTGACGATCACCCGATCGGGGGTGATGTCTTCCAATCCGCCCTCGCTGCTGTGGTTGCCGCTGTAGCTGACACCAGGGCGATCGATGCGCCACAGCTCACCGCCGAGGTTGCGGATCATTGCGGCTTCGTTCGGAAACCGCACGTCATCGATCACGACGGATCTGCCATCTTTCATGATGCGTTCAGCTTTGGCGCGGGCGATCATCACCCAGAAATCTGGGTGGATGCAAGCCCTGCCCCATTCGGTGCCCAAGGTTTGCATCATGTGCCGTGCGCTGACGCCAATTCCAGGGATGATGGCTTCTTTATCGATGTAGGCGTAATTGAAGCCTGGAAGACCGAGTTCGTTGAGAAATATGTCGACGACAAGCTTAAGTGGCGCTGCGAATGACACGCGCTGATGCTCAATGAGCAGACCGGCCACAAAAGATTTACCGCAACCAGGAGCGGGGCTGCAAAGCCCGATGAGACGGGGAAGGCTCATTCGCCTTCCTCCATGTCATTGATCAGATCCTGCAGGTGATCGAAGAAGGGGTAGTCTTCCCGCTCCTCCTCGGTGGTCAGCTCATGGAGCTGAGCGGCGAGAGCCATCAGTTGCTGTTGTCTAGTCATCGGTGGGTGGTGGTGACTGCTGGCATTATGGGCCAGCGGTGCAGTGCTGCGTCGTGTGGTGTGACGGTTTGCAGGGTGGTTTAATCGTGGTCATCAACGTTCCGGTTCGTCGATGGATCTCATCTGTTTAGTGATGGCCATTGCTTGGGTTCTGATGTCCGCAGCGGAAATCATCGGCGTTAGCGTTGATCTCCACGGCGTAGTGGTTTTTGGTATCAGTTGATCGACAAACGCCTCAAGAGCATCAGCTAAATCGCCCCAGGAGCAGTTGGGGTGATTGGGGTTGAAGCTATAGGCGTCTATCACGGCTTCGGCCGCCAATCGAGGATTAGTCATGTCAGGCTAGTCAGTGGGTGGTGTTGATGTCAGGCGGGTGGCCTTCCTTGAGCTTGGCAGCAATGGCAAGCATCTTAGAACGGATCTTCGCTGTCACAGGATCGGTCATTATCGAGTTCCACGGCGTCACTTCTTCAGGAGCCACTTGATCCGCTAGCTCTTTAATTGCGGCGGCAAGGCCAGGATTGTAAGCGCATGTGCTACAACCCTTCCATCCAGGGTCGGACGGATGACAAGGCGGGTCATTGACCGAGCCCCATTCGTGAAGGCAGCGCAGACGGGCTTGCGATAGAAGCACCGCCTGCGCAGAAGAAATGTCAGCCATTGAAATTGGAAAGATCGAAATCGTTTGAGTAGAAGTAAATCAGTTCAGCGTATTTCTCGGAATAAACGCCGAACACTTGGCGCGCAGCTGAAAGGATCCAAATCACCGCCTCTCGAAAGTCGTAATGATCAGCGGCGGTTTCGGCTTTCTCCAGATCCTCAGCTACCCATGCGTAAGAGTCAGTGCTGACAGTGTTGTCGCGGTTTAATGAATCCCAAATCCAGTTGGCGTGATGCGGGATGGTGGCGGTGAAATTGGTGCGGCCCATGATCGGCAGTGGGTGGTGACTGAGATAATTATGCAGGGGCCTGGCCTTGCTCAGTCGTGTGGTGTGCCAGTTCTCGCTCCGTCCGCTCCATCACGGTGTAGCTCTTGCCGATCAGCTGCGTGATTCCGGTTGCGGCATAGCCATCGACCAAATACTCCGCATCACAGCGGACCATCTCGCCTGCTTGGAATCGCAACGTGAAGCCCACTAGGTTGTGGGTCGGGAGGCCGATCGCTGCTGCAATCTGCGCGCCGAGTGTGTCGCTGGTGGCTGCTTTCATGGTGCTCAGTACAAACGTATTCCGGTGCCGCGGCCTGCGTTGGCGTGGAGCGGGTTGAACTCACGCCACACCAGATAGCCAGCAGCGTCGTTCATGTGATCATACCCGCCTTCCTTGTCCGGTTCGCCTTTATCGGTGTAGCTCTGCAGCTCCAGGCATTCGATCAGCTTTGTGCAGCATGGATCGATCTGCATCCTGACTTGCCCCTTCCCATTTTCCAACAGAGCTTGAACAGCAGCCACCCGATCACGGACGGGAGGATTGGCTTTCGGTGATTGGTTGCTGATGCCATAGCTCTGCAGGATCTGGATGTCAGTTTGCGTTGCATTGGTGCTGCGATTGCCGCCGCTGGCGTCTGGGTAACCATAGATCGTGCGTTTTGGATAGCGCCGCCGCAACTCCTGCGCAAGCTGATCGGTGTCATGCGCTTTGCTGATCTCACCAATGAACTGCAACTTGTCGCCGGTTTTGATCGCCAGCACGGCGTTCATGTTGCCAACGTTGAAATCAATACCAACACGCAACGGCTCGCGTTCGTTGTCTTTAACCGGCTTGACATGCTTCGCGCGATCAAAGCGGTCGTACACCTGACCGGTGTTGAGATTTACGAATTCTCCGTCGAGGTAGGCAAGTAGCAAGCTTGGGTCATAGTTTGCTTGCAATCGATCAATAAAGTCTGGCGGCAGATGCGGATTGTCCGCTGTTCGCATTTTGATCAATCGTCGATCGCTGCGGTTCTTTGCATCATCGCTGCCGAAGGTGTTCCACATCCAACGGAAACCTTCCGGCGTTGATGC